GCAATTTCGCCAAAGTAGTCTGAGTTAGTGATATCGCCACATACAGTACTCTTGCGGAATGCAAGCTGTACTTTTTTTGAATAGATTACAGGGCTAAAATTACCGTTTGGTAAATTCCCATAACCTGTTGCTGTTGTAAAAGCCATAATGAATCCTCCATTGAATGTTTGGCTTAGGTTTAAGTAAGCTTAACACAAGTTGAAGAGGCTGCATTTTGAAGGGTGGCGTTACAATAACGGGCCTGTAAATTCAGGTAGGTCTTAACTAATATGTTGTGCTTAGTAGTAATTGAGAAGCAAGGTAGCTACAATAAAGTAGGGCTTGCTTCCCAAAGTAGTAATTCGTATGTATAGTTATACTTAGTAATCTTTTGTTGTCAAGCTTTTATTTACCTTGCACCCCCAGAAAGATCATAAATAAATTTACCTGATCGTTGTGCTTCCATAATAGCGTCTTGGTTTTTCTCAAACTCATGTATTGACATCTTGCTAATCATGGATTCAGTAAACGAAACATCAGTCTCAGCCTGTGTAGGCTTGGTTGTACGCTTGGTTACAACTGCAGATGCAGCAGCCTTAGATGACTTTTTGCGTGATTTAGTGTCTAAACCCTTATCTACCTTATATAGATCAATGACCCGTACTACAGAACGTGGATCATCTTGGTTCTCATACAAAGCATCCTGTACCCACTTAGGCTGTTCCCCTGCCCAATCGTGAAACTCATCGCTCTCCTTGAGATCATCAAAATCACTGTGTGACTCACGAATAGCATCCATAGATTTACTACGGTTAGCCTCTGCAGACATTTCATCTATTTCACGTAGACGTTCCTCTGCAAAGCTAAACTTCTCTTGTGCTTTCTTCTCAGCAATAGTCTCAACAATAGCTGCAACGTCAGGGTATTTGTCAGCCCACGCTTGAATGTCTTCATCACTCTTAGGTGGACGTACAATGCCTTGCTCTTTGGCGTTCTCTAGTTGAGCCTTGATAGCCTTTAGTTCTGCTGCAGTGTTGCTTTGGAGCTTGCGAATGTCATCATACCGTTTCTTGTATGTGCGTTCTTCCCCTGTGTCAGGCTCCTTAGCATCAACCTGTTGCTCTTTTGCAACACTTTCTGGTTCTGCTTGTTCTTCTGTTTCGTTTTCTTCTGCTTGAGGATCACTAAGTTTAGCAATCTCAGCTTCTTCTTCAGCAATACGCCGTGCATTGGCATTGCGGTATGTGCTATCTACAAAACCTGCTGTCTTAGGTTTTTCTACAGTTGTTAGTTCTGGTGGCATTAGTTTTCCTTTTTATAGTTATGGCCTAGTGCCTAAGCCTTTTCGTCGCTGGGTTTTTCGTTTCTTTTGTTTAGCTGCTACAGGTTTGGCTACTAAGCCTCCTTCGTCAAATAGATTGCTAAAGAAGTCTTCTCTTTGTTGTTCATATCTGTCTTCAGCAGCTTGTATTTTATCTTGTTGATTTTTAGCGTATTCTGCTCCTGTTCCCCAAGTACCGCCAGATTCAGTTAATCCAGCTACTGCCCCTCCTCCGGGGGCATACACGGTATTACCACGACGAGTATAACCCGGTTTATTAGCAACAGAGTTTAAATAGCTCTCTCCTCCATCACTTTTACCGCTTTGATCGTAACCTAGCCTAGATAGTCTTTCTGCATCCTGTCTTTTCCTTGTTTCATCAGCAATGCGTTTAGCCTCTGCTGCAGCAAATCTTATACCTTTGCCTTTTTCAACAGCACTTTTACTTGTTAAAAAGGTCTCTTGAACACTTTTAGCAGGGGCAGTCTCAGCAGGTGCAGTAAGAGGGTCTACACTTGTTTGTATTCCACCTGCGGCATCCCTTTTAGCCTTAACTCTAGCGTCAATTCTATCTGCAGCAGGTTCAAATATAGCATTAAGTATAGATCGTACAGGGTTAAATCCTACAGGCTCACCATCCTTACCCGTAGCTATAATTTCTCCAGTATCACTTAAATTATTTGCTATTCTAAGATTTTTCTGTAATGCACCTAAAGTAATTAACTCTTCTTCAGATAAAGCCTTATTGTCTAAATTATTTATCTGTCTTAGGTTTTTAGTTTTTGCTTTATCAGCCCTTCTTTTTAACTCATTCTCAATACGCCTTTCAACTATAGCCTGATTAGCTTTAGTGGCTAAACCAATAAGCGTCCCTACGGGACCAAGGGCAATGGCTGCTACATAACCTGCTTTTGTGTACCTCTTTGTGGTTTTTAAATGTTCCTGTAGTTCTTTTATTGTAGAATTTGAGTAATCCTTAGTATTACCTGCATTAAATCCTGTACCACTAGAAGCAGTAGGTGTAGGCATTGCCCCTACAGCAGAGTCATCCCCTGTCTTTACACGCTCTTTAGAAACAGGAGCAGCAACAACAGCAGAACTAGTCTCAACAGAAGCCGCAGGTTTAACCCCATAGTCATTTGTAGCTTTTCTAGTAAATCCCGGCGGTAGAGGCATGGTCGTATTCCATGCAACAGGTATTTCACTACCATCTGGCGCAATAAGTACAATCTGTTCTATTTTACCTTCTTTATTAAGAAAGGTATCTGTAACAACTTTTACTGGGTCTTTAATACCCGCAGCCTCAAACAAGTTTTGACCTAGCGTATTAAAAGAGCTAATATTAAATGGACTATCCTGTTGAGAAGTGTCTACCTCTGTGGTTCCTCCAAGCTTAAATGCTCTTGGCTGTACAGACACACCCTCTGCTGCCTCAATAGGCTCTTGAGGTTTATTAGCTTGTTGCATTTCAGCAGACTTTTTATCTGCACCCGTCTTGTTAACCATAATGCCTTTACTGGCAAGCTTCTCCATTAACGCAGGGTCTTTGTTAGCTGCAGTCATAAGCTTTTGTATAATGCCATCTACCTTGGTAACATCCCCATAGTTACCTACAGCTAAACCCCCAACAGCCATCTTAACTGTAGCACCACTTGCTCTCATACGTCCGTTAACCATAGGATCACGAGAAGCGTCATCAATAAAAGTATCAAGGCTACCACCGTCAGTTAAACCACCAGCATACATGCCAGAACTAGAAAGTTCAGCTTTTAGTTCAGCAACGTCCATACTGTCCTCTTGCTCTGGTGCTGGTACAGGTTCACCGCCTATTCTACCATCAGCATCCATCTGTTGCAAGCCCATTTTTGCTTCTGTACGTAAATCCTCAAAGAATTTTACCCCAAAGAAACGAACAACATCAGCAGGAACAACGTACTCCCCCTCAGATAGCTTGGCATCAATATCATCCCTTACTTCTTCTGGTAACGATCCCGGAGGTACGTCATTGCCTGATACAGGGTCTACTGTCTCAGCTTCGCCGCCTAGTGCAAAAGCCATTTGTGTTTGATCGTTCATTGATGTAAGCCCTCCTTGGGCATATCCTTTTTGAGTTGGCCCCCAAGCACTAAACCCTTTTAATTCTGGTTCTATACCTTCTGCATATCTAGCAAAATTTACAGCACCGTTGGCGTATCTGATAATTTCTTCATCAGTCATGGGTTTTAACTTGTATATAGCCCTATTTTTTGCTTGTTGAATTGGTTCATTGGGCATATTTTGATATGCTTCTTCTGAAGTTTCAATTCTTGTCTGTTTTTTAATTTCAGGAACTATTGGGTTTTTAGGTTTGTTATACTTTTTTTGAAACTCTGTCTGAGGAAATGATCTGTAACCTGACACTCTAGCTTCTATTTCTGAAGCTGTTTGCATGTAAGTTCTAAAAGACTCTTGCTCTAATGACCTCATTAGTTTAGCTATTTTTTTGGCTGCTTCAGGATTTACGAAGATTGTTTTATACGGAGATTTACTGTCCCACGAATAAGTTTTTTGACCTTCTTTATATAATTCTAAAATTTCATCTTTAATATTAATAAGTTTTGTATTTTGTCCTAATTTCTTTAAGTACAAATCCCCTTTATATGCTTTTTCAGGTTTAGCAACCGTTTTCATGTAACCCATAGGGCTACCCGCTATTTGTTCTAATCCTTTTATTTTTTTATCTTGCCACTGAATTGCATGTTGCAACTCATGAAAAAAACTATTTCTAAAATCTTGATCGTTTACATCTATGTCTTTTCTACTTCCAGAAATTACAATAGAACCTCTTGATCCTTTACTAGGATTAAAATGTGCGCCAGACTCTTTAGCATCATCAAAGTAAAATTGTATGTTTCTTGCTTCTGGATACTGTTCAAACAACTTAGGGTGATCAATAATATCGCCAACATTAGCAGTTTGACTTGGGGAAGTCTCTTTTAAGGTTATGTTTCCATCATTAGATTTAATTAAAACATCTGAGTCATCTATTTCAAACTTAAAGTAAGGCTTTGGTTCACCCCTTACCATAAGAGGCTCTGAGAAATAATCGTCTTCTGCAGACCCTACTGTAAATCTTCCTGTAATTTCTTCAATCTCTTCTGGGCTAAAACCTCGTTCTTCTAGTTCTACTGCCTTTCGTAGATCATCACCATAAAAATCTTTTGCACCTTTACCTGCAATAATTTGATTTACAACTTCAGGGTCTACACCCCTCCTTAGAGCCGCTTTTGCTGCATCCCCTATAAAAGGAATTATACCAGCAACAGTACCTGCGCCTGAAAGTGCAGCATCTTTGTACCTGCCCTCTTTAATAAGATTAGCTGTTTCTTCAATACCTAAATACTCTCCTGCGATAGGAGTAGCTTCTGCTAACATAGCTACAGTCTGAGCTTGATATGGAGTAGCACCTAGTTTATCTATGGCTAAGTCATATATATAATTTTTAGTAGGCGTAATGCCTTCATCATCTTTTCGTCCAGCCAATGCACGATCATCAGCTTGTTCATTAAAACCTAGTAAGTCTCTACCAAATTGATATGCAGCAGTTGCGCCTCCAAGAAGACCTGATCCTCTACTCATAGGGCCAGTTAGTAGGCCCATAGCACCTGTATCATCCATATACTCTTGAACTGTTGGTTTAGTCTCTTTTGCTCTAGGTGGAAGACCTAATGCTTCTTCCATTTCACGTTCAATATTAGTTACAGAACCGCCTTCGTTAAATTTTTTGGGCCTAAGTTGTGGCCTAAGACTTACTAAAGGTACAGGATTGCCTTTTTTATTTAGTTCAGTAAAAGGTTTAAAAATAGGGTCTATATCTGCTAATTCATTAACAAAATCTTGTGTAATATTATTTTTAGTTACCCTAACAATACCTCGTATATTCTTTTTTACATATACATCCTTACTACCCGCACCTTTTAAAGAAACCTCACCAATACCATGATTGCCTCCAACAATATCTACAGAATCTCCTACCCCTTGCTTTCCGTATCTATCTCCTGCATAAAAAGTTACATGAGTACCATCATCACTATTATTAGGTTTTAAATCCCATATTATAATATCACCTTCTTTGGCATCTTCAAGACTGTTTACAGGTGTACCATACTTTAAATACGCATTAGCCCTTATTTTATTATAACTTTCTTCTGACTTATTTTCTCCATATTTAAGTTGGTCAAATCCTGCTATTCCTAAGATATGATTTACAAACGCAGCACACCACGATGCTTTGTTTATATCAAAACCCTCTCCGTAAGGTCCGGGGCCAAGAGCCTCCTTTAAAAATCCAATAACAGCATCTTTGTCTTTAATTTTATTAAAGTTACTTAAAAGAGATTTTTCATTAGTTACACCTTGTGCTTCATTTCTTAGCAAAAATCCTGCATCAATTATTGTGTCAATTAAACTTGTATTGTATGTATTTAATTTTGGTTCTGTTAAAAAGGAAGAACGATCAGCAACATAACGCTTCATCCCATATTCATCAAGCTCATTAGACTTACCAAATTCAGGATTATAGTCTTCGTATTGTTTTTCAAGGTCTTGTGCAGAAAACTTTATTTCTGGTTTGTTAAATAACGGAGTTATTTTTTCTTCAAGTAACTTAGGTAGCTTAACTCTGTTTTCATCACTCTGGAACGCTTCCATAACATCAGCTTGACGAGTTATCTCAGCTTGCTGACGCATACGACTTGAATCATCATAAGGCTTACCCGTAGTAGGGTCTATAATACTAGGGTCTCCACCTGTAGGATAACCCATCATATCTTCCATTTGACTTTCAAGTCTAGCCATTAGCGTTTACCTTTAGTCTTAACTGTTTAAGTGCAGTTAAAGCGTGTACTGCACCCTGCATTCTTTGCATAACCATAGGGTCATCCGTTTGTGAGAACGTCTTGTAGCTACTCTGAATGCGGTCCTCTAGTTCAGCCTCAAAAGCATCCCATAAGGGTTTATCGTTTGCGAGTTTCTTTAGTTGGCTCATTTGGTTGACCTTTGCATTAAGCCACCTTTGTTCATAAGAATTGATCTACCTTCTTTAATCTGTTCTTTTCCCTCAGAGTCAATGTACTTTTCAAGTTTAAGCTTTTTAAGTTTTTTTATTCTTTCAGGATCAAGTTTACCCCACTTTGGAGGTTTTTTTGCATATACTTGTTTACCTATTTGAATAACAAAAGGAGACTCAAACACAGGCATTTTACTTAGTCGGTCATAAAAAAACCCACCTCTGTCTGGATTGTACCCTAAATGTAAAAAACTATCATCATCAATAACACTTAAAGCTAAATCTCTAGCTTCTTTATCTGAAAACATTTTTTTTGTTTTACGGTTTTCTGCAACTTTACCCATTATATATGCATGAGGATACTTTGTTTTTACACCCCTAGATATATTAAAAGACGCAGAAGGGCTAGAGCTAAATTTTACATCTTCAATTACCATAGTCCTAGCAAACATACTACCCCTACCTTCTTTTCCACTAAAATCTATTTGAGGCATATAAACATCAAATCTATTATAGGCAGGTATGTCAAGTCTAGCTCTAACTTTAGCCCCTAAATAAATTATAGGCTCATCTTTTTTATAAGTTTTAGGAAGCCCTAGTATCCCTTGCGCTCTTTTTTGTTTATCTAATGCAAAAACTCCCTCTGTAAAGGTAGGTAATTGCTCTACACTTTTAAATTTTTCAATATCAGAAAATGCTATTTTTCTAAATTCTTTAGGAGTTATTTCATCTGTTTCTAACTTTTGAGCAAACTCTTTAAATGGTCTTTTTCCTGATTGTTCTTGCTTTCTGTTAGGTGCTTGAGACTTTCTAATCTTATCTATATTTTCCTCTCCAGAATCAAAAAGTTTTTCTGCTGTCTTGATATCTACAGATTCATCTATACTTCCTCTAAGTTCTTTATAGTTACTATTATTTATAGTTAAATAGTCGCTTTCTTTAAAAACCTTTGTAGCCTTACCACGTAAACTTTTTATAAACTTTTTAATAGTACTCTCGTCTGCATCAAAGTCTAACTTACCTATTCTTTCAAGTAACTCAGGCTTACTAATAGATACCTCAGTTAAACCTACAGGCAATTCTTCAGTAGCCATTATAGGGGAGTCTAAAAGAGGTTTATTTGGCCTACCTGTAAAACTATCAACACCTCTACTACGGGACGCTAAGTCTCCTGCATCAGACTTTTTTATCTTAAATACGTGTACTTTTCCTTTTGAATCATACTTAGGATATTTTTCTTTAATTGCTCTTTCTTGTTCTTCACTTAAAATTCTAATTTTTTCTGAAAACTCCAGTCGTTTTTTATCAAATTCTTTATATAATTTTTTTATTTCACGGCTTACAGGAGCTATTTCTGGCTCTTTTAAATCAAACATTATAGCGTTTTCAAACTCATTTTCTTTGTTAAGTTTTGCAGCCTTAGCTTTATATTCGTTAGTTAACTTTTCCCACCCTTCTAAAAAACTTTTATGACTAGATTTTGTAATATCTAATTCTTCTTTAGAGTATTCTGATCCTCTTATGCCAAGCCTAGTGCCATACTTTTCAGAATAGCGTTGACTTCCTTGAATAGCTCTTATACCCTCATCTAAATTAGTAGGATCAAGAAGATATCCGTAAGTACCTCTACCTAAAGGGTCTATACCAGACCCAGTACCTTTTTCTCCTAAACCTTTTATTTTCTTAGCATCTAAAGAAGGTAAATCATCAAAGTCACCACCTCCATGTACTACATAAAAGTAATCCTCATCCATGTCACCTGAGTCATACCCATAACGTGCACCCTGATATTGTACATTATCAATTTTAGGCTCTTTAGAGGCTTTACCTAAAGCTTCTACAGTCTCATCGTACATCTTGTTAAGCTCTGGGTCTGTACCCTTTATAGCTTTAGCAAGCTGTTTACCTAGTAAAACTCCTATGCTCATTATTGTGGCCTTCCAGTAAAGCCTTGTTCTCCCGGCGCAGGTGCAGAACCTATACCTATGTTACCACCACCTCCACCTGATGTGTCTTGTGGCCCCGTAGGAGCCTGTCCTGTGGGTGCTGCGCTTTCAGGTGGGGTAGTACTTGGTTGGGGAACTCCACCCTCTGGCGGCTGTGGTAGAGGCTGCTGGAACTGCTTGAGTATCTCCGCTTGGATAGCGGCGTCTTGTAGACTGTTTGTAAGCTTCTCAGGGTCTAAGTCCATACTAACTGCAATCTCACGAATAAGGTAATCCATCTTAGCAAACGGTGCAAGTACAGGATTTTGTGCTACTTGTAAGAACTGCATCAAACGTTGGCTACGCACTTCGTTAGCCATCAAGCTCTCAGTACCTTGTGCGCGTACCTCTAAGTCACCCTTAATCTCAGGATCAAAGTCAAACTGCATGTTAAAATTAAAGAACGCTTTACCTAAAGGCTTAAGCATATAGTCATCTACGTTCTTAATTACATTCCGTATAGAACCATTAGCAGCAGACATGAGCATACTAATGCCAGAAGCTGTACGTCCGACACCTGAAACTCCTGTCTGACCATGAGCAAAGCTAGGGAAACCTGTACTCTCGTCTGCTAATACACGTGCCTTGTCAAACATCTGCATATTCTCGCCTGACACGTTAGGGAACTTAGTGCCAAAAATAGCTTGTCCGGGCGCACCCCCTTGTCTTCTAAAGACTTTTCCGGGATACACACTTAAATCTTGGCCGGGAACTAGATTAGTTTCATCTACTTCAATAAGCATATTACCACTTAAAGCGGCATTATCTACAGCCATACGCATAAACCCATTCATAAGAGTCTGTGTATCATCCATATTCTCAGCTATACCTATACCAAAGAAGCTATATGGGTTAAGCTCATAAGGTACAGCGTAATAAGGAATAAGTGCAGGTTTAAATGGATTCATAACAAGGCGCAAAACTTGGTTGTTACATACCCAAATGTTTACGTTTACTTGCTCTGTATCTTTTAACTCTTTAGGTATATCTACATCGTACTCTTCAAGGACCTCTCTATCTACAAAGCCCCAAAACTCATGTACTTCATAACGCTCCGCTTTACCGCTTTGAGCGTCATCCTCCATTGCTTGCTCCCACCACTTCTTCTCGTAGGACTCACCCATGCTAAGGGCTTTATCAATGGCGTTATCACGAAAGAAAGGTCTACCTTTTAAAGCACGAACCTGTGAGCGTGACATTTTATGTCGCTCAACAATATACTCAGCCTCATCCATGTTAGCAGCATCAGGATCAGGGTAGAAGTTCCAAATAGAAACGTGGCTAGTAGATGGTACAGTCTTAATGGTAGGTTTATACTCACCTTCATCATCCCAATTAGGGTACTCTTTATTTACGGCAAACGGACCCTTCATTATACCTGTACCAAACAAAGAAGTCTCAAAGGCAGCTAGGCGCAGTTGTTTATTAGCACCTGACTCTTCTAGCTGATCATGTACTTTCTTTTGCATCTTCTTAGCTGCAACAAGTGCAGGATTAAAAGTAATGCTTGTAGGTAGTGTACCTTGCCCTTCAATCAACTTATCTTCTACAGGCTCTAGCTTCTTAGCCATACCACCTAGACGCTCACGCAAGCCGTCCATTGTTTCTCCCGGTTGCAGCTTTGCATCCTCAGAGCTAAACATGGGTGGTGTAAAGGTCTCTTTTAGTTCTTCTATACCTTGCTCTGCTTGTGGTGAAGCATCAAAGTGTACGGACTCAGCCACGCCCTCTGGTAATGTAGTCGGGTCTATAGCTAGTGGGAACTTATGACTGCCAAATAGTACGTCAACAATCTGACCGTATGCTGCCAGTGTTTTAGTTTTAGTTACCTTGACAAATACGCGAGACTTTTCTGTTTCAGTAAATTGTACTTCATTGTTGTACATACCACGGTAATTACGGTACGCATCCATCCAACGCTGCTCATCTGTATAACGTGCATCTTCTGCCCGTTTGTAACGATCCATTACCAAGTTAATAATGTGACCCGTCTTAGGATCATGCATACTCTCAGAGGTAACGTCCTCAATGTGAGAGGACTCGCCTGACTCTAAGTTAGTTTCAAAGTCTGTTGTGAAATCATCTGGGTCCATATTTAATATCCGAATACTGGATCAGCAGCTTGAAAACCGCTTCTCTGTGTTGAAGGGTTGAAATCCCACAAGGAACTTCTAGGTCTTGTCATGATACCATACCTAAGAGCATCGTACAAGTGATCTTCTGCGTTTGTATCTACATCTTCAGGGTTACGCTTATCTAAAGGAATACTAGGTATTTGCGCTATGCAGTTGGTGCAGGTAGAAAAGAATACGAGTTGGGGTTCCTCAGTAAACTCATCTACCTGCAAACGACGGTGTATCTCATTTTTGCCTGACACCCTAGAACCTTTAGAACGATCAGAAGGTCTCCAGCGACAGCCCTTCATAATCATTTGCTCCGCTAGACTAGGGCCAGTGTCACCTCTTTTATGCCAGAGGGACGAGTCCAACACGCCGTATCTTATGGTGCCATCGTCTGCCTCTGCCTCTAATATCAAATCCGCTAAGTCAGTAGCAGTAACTTTGGTGACATACATTTCCCTATAAACTACAAGCTGCTCTGATGGAGACACAGCAAACCACACAACACCTGTCCAACTGCCGTACCCATAATCGCAAGCTCTGAACTTCGCCCAGCTATTAGGAATATCGTAAGGCTCAACAACGTGAACTTTTCTGTTGAACTCAGGGAATGCTGCACCCTCATTAACATCCCAGTTTCCTTCTAATAACTGCTTACGTTGATGCTCTGGCATAGACAACAACATAGTCTCATAATCGCCGCTGTCAGCTAAATACGGATTATCAAACAAACTTGCAGGTATAAACCTACGCTTAAATAAAGGTTGACCTTCTTTAGTGTGACCTCTAGGGTACTCTAAACGGTCTCCTGTCTCAATATCTGTAGCCCAAAAAGGTTTATTAGGTTTAGAGGGGTCAATAAACATCTTCTTAACCCATTGATGCCCAACAGAACCGGGGTTTGTTGTAGCCCTCATGTACAAGCCTAACTCAGGTGATGCACTACGTAAACGTGACCTCATATAATTCCACGCAAAAGGTGTAGCCCACTGAGTTAACTCATCAAATGCAATGTAGTTAAACGCCTGTCCTTGATAGCGCATAACGTCTTGGTCTTTATCTAGGTAACTCATCCAAATGCGCCCACCTCTAGGTGTAACCCATTGAGACTTGCGTTCTGACCACTTAATGCCGGGAATTGCTTTAGGGTACAACTCTTGACTTTTCTGTATAAGCTCTCTTAGTTCCTCTGTAGTGTGGCGTACAAGCAAGCCACTAAAAGCGTGGTGATTTAGGTTGCGTAAGGGGTCAGCTAGTGTAGCGTAGCTTTTACCGCCACCTGCTGCACCCCCGTACAACACCTCACGCTCACCTGAAGCTAGAAAGTCTGTCTGTGGCCCTGCATTAGGCTGAAAGACAATGTTTTGCGCTTCCTCTACATCAAATGGCGCAGGTATTACTGTGGCTGGAATTGTTTCACGTGAAACATTTTTACTCGGCTGGACAGGTGTAGTAGCCTGTTCTTTCTTTTTCAAGCGTTTCGTACTGCGTGATCGCTTCTTGGAGCCTTTTGGCAAGCTCACGCTTGATTCTAGCAGTTGTTTTACGTTTTCGCTCAAGGTCTACTCTCTTCTTTAAGCCCATGTGAGATATGCTTTTGCCTGACTGTGTAGTTAACCAAGCAGAAACTTCTCTATAACTATATTGCTTTAAGTGCTTCTTTGCAAGCTCTAATAGTTCTAACTCTTTCTCAATAGGGTTTAACCAACGTTCATCGTTTGGGTCTATCTCGTAACCAAAAGGTACAAACTTTACTAGCCTTGGTATTCTCTCCCAATGTCGTAGCTTCTTAGGCTTAGGTAGCATCCAATAACCTAAGTCAGTAAACGCAAAGTGCCTAGTCATCATTACTTTCTTTAGGGGGCAAGATAAACAAACCACCACTAGCCTCTACTGCAACCTTCTCCGTCTTAACTACACCAGCACGATCTAGTATTTGTCCTGCTGCAACCATCTTTTCTTTAATGCCAAGCTGAGTAGGGTCAACCAAAGCACTACCGTAAGCAACCGCAGCTTTAGGCCCAAGACGCGCCATGTAAGTTTTTGTAGCCTCAAATATTTCATCTTTTAAGCCTTCTATAATAGCTTTTGTAGATGAACCATCAGCATAACCTGCAAGCTTCTTAGCTTGTACAACATCACCTTGAGCCTCGTCAAACAAGACTTGCATAAAGAGTTGTTGTTTTTCGTTCAGTACCCTACTCATGTTACTCTCCTGTACGGCTTGGCAGCTTTAGCCGCTTTCTTAGGTTGCTTAGAAAACTGCTTACCTTTTGCTGTATCTGCTCTTTTTTTCGCTGAAGACGCAGCATAAGACTTAGAATCCATAGCTTTAATAGCACTAGCTGGCAAGTAACGCTCCCCTGTAGCCTTTGGACCTTGCGTAGAAGGTTTACCACTTTTAGTTCTCCAATCCTGCTTAGTCCACGACTTAAGGCTCTTTTGACTTTTAGCTAAACCGCCAGAGTTCATCTTGGCGGCTGGCTTTTTCTTTGCTTTAGGTGTTTTACTTTTGCTTGGCATTGTGCTTCTTTTGTACTGCAAAGTTAGCAGTAAGGCTTGCCCCCTTGTGAGGAACAAACTTACCGTCATGCTTCATTACTTTTAAACTGCCATCTTTTTGTTTCATCCAGTGATAACCTTTAGGTGCGTCTACTTTCATTACGTGTACCCTCCACCTTTTGCTTTGTATTGCTTGGCAACCATTTGAGCTTTACGAGCCGACCACTGTCCGGGCTTTCCTCCTTTGCCGCCAGCCTTAACGGAGGCGACAAGAGACTTACGCATAGTAGGCTTAGTATAATTACCTGCCGCATTTACTGTTGACCCACCCTTAGCGTAGCCTCTTTTAGGTTTCGCTTTAGATGCAGTCTTTGCCGTAGAACTTTTGCTTGATTTCACCACGTGTGACTCCAATATCTTTAAGAGAGGCATCTGACATATGTTGAAGCTGCCAGTATTGTACTCTGCGTTGTTGACCCTCTTGTAGTGCTTTGATAAGTTTCTTGAACATGGTATAACTCCTCTATGTATTACCACAGACAGTTATACCATGTTTTACCTTAAAGGACTACATACAAGAATGCAACCCCGTTATGCATTATTTCTTTGCCTTCTTCTTTGCCATGCCGCCATACATATAGCCTGACTTTTTAGTCGTACCCCCTGCAGCGTAAGCACCTTTAGGCTTCTTAGTTACAGGACCACCTTTATTCTTAGAAGTCTTAAGGCTAAGTCTAACACGATCTTTAGCTAAGTCTCTAGGAACACTTAAGTCGTTTCTTTCAGCCCATTTAGCTAAACGAAATTGCTCTTTAGAACTAAGACTTTTATCTCCTGCTTTCCAAGCGTCAAGCTTTGCTGAATTTGTTGTAGGTTTAGCTTTTGCCGTAACTTTAGGTTTAGCTTTTGCCGTAACTGCAGGTTTGCTTGTTGTAGAACTACTACGATCAATAGTACGGCGCATAGTCTCATAATTACCGTCACCACGCCCTTTTCCTACAGTGGCAGGAGAAAGCTTCCTAGAAGTAATAGGTTTTTTCTCAAGAGGTTTTCCGTCTGGCCCTGTTTTTGTTTTGTCTTTAACGTTTGGTGCAGCAGGTTGTGCTGGACGTAACTTAGGATTTAAAGACTTTGCAGGTGCAGAAAACTTCTTCATAACACCTTTTTTAGTTTCACCCTTTTTAAGGATGCTATATTTCTTTCCATTAAACTCAAATACGTAGTCATTAGCCGAACCCGACTTTTCAAACTTCTTACGTGCCTTCTTAAAGGCGTCACCAAATGCGCTCATTTTATTATACTCTCTTTCCTGCTGTTTTGTTACGAGGGAATGACCTGTTAGCCCTTGGCGTAGTTACAGCCAAGTTAGATGCCCTATTATCTAATGGATTCCCGTTTCTGTGATGTACGTCTTGGCCTACTTTAGCGTTACTTTTCTTTCGCGCAGCGTTGCGTGAGGCTCTTTTTTGTTTTTGCTCAGGGGAAGCATGGTAATTATCGTACTCTTTACGATAGTTACGTCCAGCAGGACCGGGCATTACAGATGTTTTAGTTGGCTGTTTCATTTACCACTTTACCTTATCTGCCCAATATGCTGCGCTCAGTTTTCCTTTTTTAATGTTTTTACCGTGTCTTGCTTTAAAGGATGCACGTTTTTTCTTCATCTTGTCGGTTTCACCTTTTTTTGGCTTCCCGGCTGTCTTCGCTCCTTGTTCACCAAACCTGATGAGCTTAATGGTCTTACCTTCTTTTGCAAGTACGGCATGACTTTTTTTCGGGTGATCAGGGGTACGCTTCGGCTTGTTATAACCTGCAAATGTCTCTCCCCTATATTCTATGCTCATATTATTGCTTTTCTTTCACTTTAGGTAAACAGTACGCTACAACCCTGTCTTCAGGGGCTATACCGTGGGTACTGTAGCGTCTGGTTATCTCTCTAGCGTAATAATTACAATGCTCTATATTGTTAAACACCATCTTGCCCTCTGATATTAACTCTCTAGCTGTACCTAAATACACCATAAGGACAAAGTAGTACACAATTACATCATTTCTAATGCTGTTTCAAGTGTCTCTTTGTTTCTACGAGTCCACCCTTTACCAAAAGTCTTAAAAGTTTTAAGTCTCTCGTAGAAAGCCTGACGCTGGTTATGCATATCTTTAACTATTTCTTCAGGGTCTTTAGCCTCAACCATACCTAAAGTCTGAGGACCAATAGCACCATCAGCTTTAGCCCCTACAGAACGCTGTAAAGCTTTAGAAGGACGCTTAGAGCCAGAATTAACAGCCCAATCAAAACAAGCCCAATCTACACCACTAGGTAAATCATCACCTTTTACACGATCCCAGTAATTCTTTTTGTATATAGGTGCTACATCTTCAGGTGTAAGATTACGCATATCTTGCTCAGTAGATGTACGACCTACCCATTTATCATATACTGCTTTGGTAACACCAAGATTAGTCATACCACCGGGGTCTTTAGGGTGATTTACAAAACCCCCCTCATGTTTTAATAACATGATAAGGCAGTTATCAAAGTTCTCTTTCATCTATTAGCCTTTTCTGCTCTCGTATTTCTTGCTGCTGTTTCTCTAATGTAATAAACTGCTTATCCAACTCAGATAGTTGAGGGATAGGTATTACATTATTTCTTTCCAAAGAACTTACTCACTGAACGCATTCCTATGGAAGCACTTACAATACCACCTAATGCAATCTGATACCACTGAGGCATAACCTCCAACGCCTCAAACCCACGTGCTACTATGTCGTTACCCCAATCACCACAAAAAGCTAAGATAAGCGGAATGCTAAACAACAAAGTAATCCACTCATCCTTCCATGAGTTCTCAGTAGCCCTCATAGCCTCTAAGTCCCAATCAATCTCACCCGTAAGCTGCTTTTTCTTAATCTCAGCTTCAGTAAGTTTAATCTGTGTCTTACCATCTATGATACTTGTGGCTAAACCTGTAAGGCTACCTATGAGTTGACCAATCATTTTTTAACGTACCCACCTTTAAACATGCCTTTTTCTCTATAGTCAATAAACTCTTTACGACTATACCCTGTAGCTGTTGTAAAATCATCTTTAGCAGGTCTACCCCTAGCATCTACAAACTTTCCATCCTCCATAAAAGTCATACCTTTAAACTCTTTAGCATCATCTATGAGTTTTGTAAGTTTGGCTGCTTTTTTTTCAAGGGACTTTTTAGAAGGCTCTCCCTTAATAAAGCGTAAAGCTCTACGTGCTGCAGTAACAGCATTAACTACAGAAACAAAGGGAACCTCACCCATATCAGGTTGTTTACGTGAACCATCAGACCTTTCTGTAGTTAAACTTTTATATTGAGGGATAGAACGTATTTCTTTGTCAATATTAAACAAAAGGCTTTGCATTCTGTTTGCGTGTCTTTGGCTATCATTACCCATTTTTATACTTCTCCGTATATGCTTCCTCAAAACCCTCTTCATGTATAGGAGCTTCGTGGTTTCCCCAAATTCTATGGAGATAGCTGTCATGTACATCTAAATAGTCTTGCTCACTGTACTCATCAGGAGCCAACCTACCCTTAATAATCCAAAGAAAGCGATTAACCTCTTTGTGAAACGGAATGTCTGTACTTACTCTTTGCCCATCCATATTGCAAAACACCCAGTTAATGCCCCCATTACAACCGATACAAGCCCACTCTGCTGTATGGTAGGATCAGGTAAACCCATGTACCAATGGGTAACTTGGTAAGTCAAAAGCGTAACCACAAGCATCATTAGCCGTGGCATTACCTTCCAATCGTCAAAGTGTTGTCTAGGCATCTTTACCCTCGGCTTGTAGTACAGACTTAATAGCCTTATTACGTCTAGCACTTTTCTGAGCTTCTATGGTAGCTTTCTCAGCTTTGTACTCACCTAACATACGGGTACTTGGTTGCGTAGGAGGGTTAGACGCACCAATCTTAGCAAGCTTCTTTCTATATTTACTTAAGTCAGTCATAGCTACAGTATCCTCTAGGTCTATCAGGGTCCAAAACATCGTTACGACTTAAGTGACCCTCTAAGTACATTGCACGTTCAACGTGGTCTAACGTGTATTTAACCCCTGTATCAGCCTCTATTGCCGCACGTACATAGAATACATCAGACATAGGTATGTGAACGTCATGTAACGCCTTATTGTTACTAGAAGCTAAGGCGTTGTAAAATGTTTCTAGTACAGAGTCTTGATTTTGATGAGTTTGTTTCATATAGTTTTACTTATGTTAAACTTTAAGTCAAGTGTTTTGTTGTAACTAATACAAATAATAAAAAATAGTTAGCTATAGTTAAACTTTTATGTTAAACTTTTCTTAACGCGAAACTTTTAGTTAAGTGTTTTTTTATTTCAACATTTAATTGAAACTTTAAAGTTTAACTTACTACCTACTACCGTAGTTTTACACAAATATACCCCCATGTCAACCCCAAAAATACCCTAGCTAAGTGTTTTTCTTTAAGAGTGTTGCATAAAAAGCACAATAATAGCCACATGTGTTTCCTATGAGAAACTTTAAGGTATACATTACATGCAAACGCATGTATTACTTGTGTTCCACGAATGTTTCACGTGAAACAATTTGCATTGTACCACATATATACAGCCGGGGTCAAGCTTATAACGTCTTTCTTTAGGGTTATACTTTAGGTTGTGCTATTGTGAAACCCCGTGTGTTGCAGAGTACATACATACGTACTGTACGGGTGGGGGGTGGCTGTCGCAGGGGGTGCTTTTCAAGGCACTACCATCATTATTCTGGGGTTTTCCAGTGTAAAGCGTTGATTTTACTCAATAAAGATACTGATAATGTATCTCTAAAACGCTAAAATAGGCTCATTTTGATTGATTCTGATCGTTTGTGACTGAAAGTGAAAATTTATGTACAATCTTAAACATCAAAAGCTATTCCTTATAATGGCCTAAAAAAGTATACCCCTAACGTCGGACGATCCGACACTATTTCGCTCAATCAATTAACGTCGGATTATCCGACACTAAATCTTTTTTGAAAAAAGCTATTGCGTTTATGTTCCAACTATGGTTTAAGCTTACTCATGCGACAGCTATGGTCGCTTCACTTTTAACTTAGGAGACTAAAATGTCTAACACTGCAAAGAAAACAGCAACAAAGAAAACAGCAACAAAAACAGCTCAAAAAGTTGTCAATATTAAGACAACTGCAAAACAGCGTCGCGCTAAAACTGAAAAGCCAGACCTTGGAAAACTCAATAGCCCATTGTTTGATACTGTTATTGATAACACTGAAAAGCTCACAGAAAACGCCAAAACAGGTTTGAGCTATTGGAAAGCTATTGGCGACAGCATCATTGAAATTCGCGCCAATTGGATCGCAAACGGCGGCGACGTAAAAGCACGTGGTGACGCAAGTTTTAAGACATATCGTGAAACATCGCCTATTGGTTTCATGAGCAAACAGGACGTCTCCGACGCTATGCTAATTGCAAAAAACTGGTCTGTAGTTTGCAAAATGGACGACACTGAAAGCTTAGACGCAATGGGTGTATCAAAATGTAAAAAGGCAATTAGTGAAGCTAAAAAGCCTAAGCAACAACAAGGTCCAAGCAATAAGAACACAAGCAAGAAATCTGTATCGGCTCAATCAATTGTAGATAACGCGCTGGCAACTGCAGCCAAGCACGGTGTCGCAGTCTCTGATCTTTTGATCACACTCAAAACTACACTTGAAAAGACTGCTAAAAAATAACGTCGGATTATCCGACACTAAACACGCCTCGCAAGCTTCACGGTTTGCGGGGCTTTTTTGTGCCTTACGTACGCGCCGGGAACGCGCACCTACGCATGATAGTAATGGGATGCCATCTCGTTTGACATAAGCTGCACCCTATGCTATACATATTGCAAGGCAACGTTAACGTCGGATAATCCGACACTAATTTTATGTGGAGACTAAAAGAATGACTGAGTTTGGCAAGATATGTAATGAAGCTAAGGAAGCGGCTATAGTACGCCGTAATGAGGCGTTAAAGGATGTTTATGATAACAATCCTGATATGCTATTATCGGAACTAGCCCAAATCGTAGGGGTATCTGTACCAGAACTAAAAGAAATTTTAATGGGGGGTGACTTGTGAGACCTGATTATACAATACAGAGTGATTGGTCTAAATGGGAAGATCACGCTAAAACGTGTGACGTACGCGCTTTGCGTCACATTATAGCAGATTGTCGCAATGCTGCTGCTGCTATGAGGTCGCACAACACAGATAAAGAGGGGTACTATATTGACCAAGCTTGCACCTATAGTGACGAATTGCGTAATCGTTTGACTTGATTTGACTTTTGCCTAGTCCTATGCTATCAACAGGTATAGGGCTAGTCATGGGCTAAATTGATTGACCCGCTAACGTCGGATAATCCGACACTAATTTTATGTGGAGACTAAACAGATGATTACTTGTGATGAATTAAATAGACATTGCAATTTGCATCAAGACACTTTGCGTGGTTTGGATGCCATTGATATGCGGGTATTTTGTGACACTTATGAGGCTGAAAAGAATAGAGTATTGACTAGTACTCGTTTTTTGCCTACAACAAATAGGGATTACTATGTAGCATTGGCTGCACTAGTAACTGATTGATTTTAACGTCGGATTGTCCGACACTAAATATGGAGACTAAAACTATGACACTTCAAGAAATGTTTGATAAAGCAGTGGCTCACTTTGCCGATATGGATCGTCCCTCTATGTCTACGCCTAAACAGTATGGTGCATATGGTGGTACAGACTGTGCGTATCGTGGTCATCATGGTAACAAGTGTATCGTTGGTGCATTTATTGATGATGAACATTATGACGAGGGATTAGAGGGCAAAGGTGTTTTGGAGTATTCAACTCTTAATCGCTCTTGCGGTGTTCAGCCTGTGCTTAATGCTGTGGCTGCATCTATGGGTGTTGAGGCTTTGGGTGACGAGCAAAGCCAATTATTGTACAAGCTGCAGCTTATTCACGACGATAACAGTGATGGATTTGACATAGGTGAAGATAACTGGTATGAAGCAGTTGAGCTATTCTTGAGAGAGTTGGCTGACGATTGTGACCTAGAGTATAACGTCGGATAATCCGACACTAATTTGTGGAGACTAAACACATGTATAAGCGTGATGTAGCTGAGATAAAAGATTTCGTCAGGTTCGGTGGGCCTGATGCTTTGGTAAGTGTTGTTTTGTTTGTGTTGCTTACAATTCAAGCAGGTCTAAGCACCGTAAAAGGTCAGCTTAAGAAAGTTGACGAGGATGGCTTTCGTGCTAATTGTTTGTGGGGTAAAAAAGCTGATGGCTTGCGTTATGCCAGAGACAACAAAGATTTTTTGTATGGTAAACTGTACAAGATAATTCAAACGCACGGCTATGCATCTACTGAGGGGTGCGTTGCAGCTATTGAGTTATTCATCACCATCCCTAATCTTGGGCTAGTAAAAGCTGCATTTGTAGCTCAGTGTTTGGGCTTTGACGTTGCATGTTTGGACAGTCACAACTTGGCTAGGTTTGGTATTCCTGTATCTCAGGTAAAAGATAACCCCAAAGCTAAGATAGAGACACGACGTAAAAAGTGGGCGTCTTATGTGCAGCTATGCCGTGACTTGGCAGATGCAAATAATGTAGATGACATAGCGCATGGTTTATGCTCAACAGCCACCGAGTACTGGTGGAATAGTTGGTGTTCCTACGTTGCGGGTAACATTGCCAACCGTAGCTTAGACAGTGGCGATATTGTGTCACGCTATCATGTAGAGTGTATCGTTCGTACATAACTTGACTATTAAGTGCGCCTTGTGTACTACTAACAGGGCGTACTACAAGACGATCAAGTTTAACGTCGGATAATCCGACACTAAATATACGGAGACTAAACAAATGTTTGACACTTGGGATCAAGCCTTGCATATGAGAGACAAGCTTAGTGAAGTCAGTGTTTTAGCGATGCAGTTAAGTTCTTTATCTGCAGATATTGTGGATGACTTTGACAATCACAAAAGATGTGCTACAACTGAGGAACGGTTAAGAGAGAAGCTAAAAGAGTTAAACACTACATTGGAAGGATTAAACATATGACACGTGCAAAGAACCTACTTGGCAAAAGCCGCAAGACAGATACACCTTATGCTATCTTCAAGGGCTACGGCCCCTTTGGTGAGACTGAAATGCGTTTGCTTAAGACATATCAACTACCTGCAAAAGAGAAAGAGAACCCATATGCTAGGTGGTTTGTAGCTGTAAAGACTGACATGACGTATGGATCATATGACATGGGTGACAGCTACATCAAAGAGGCTACTATGGGTTTGACCCGTGTCTATGCTCACCCTCTGTATCTTGAGCAATACGGTATTGAGGAAGATGCGGATGACAAGTTATTGGCTGAGTTGTTCAGCTAATGCTACACCTGCATAAACGTGACCGCTACGCTAGGCGTCCAGACAAGTTCTGGCGTAGCAAATGGTTAAGAGAAGTCACCAGAAGTTTTACTTTATTTGACATAGAGAACCGCTTCTGGTATAACAATATTACACCAACTAAAATGGAGACTAAAGACAATGACAACTTACAGCGTGATAGCCCGAATAGCGGGTAAGACTTTTGTAGAACACCCTGAGTTCGGTGATGAAGCACCTGTCCAAATGCTTACAGATAGTGGCATGATTGAGACACCCTTTTGGGATATGGATGAACCCCGTGAAGTACACCTGTGGGTATTGGAGGAAGCACAATGAAGATCACCAGAACAAACCCTATGACAGGTAACACTGTCTCAATGGATATTGATGTCACACCTGCACAGATTGTATCATGGGAGGGGGGAGAGTTAGCACAAAACGCTTTCCCTAATATTGATGCTGGTCAGAGAGAGTTTATTATGACAGGTATGACGCCTATGGGTTGGAAGTTTTTGTTTGGGGAGATTGATGATGCTTGAAGCTATTTTTTGGGATGAGTGTGGAACCATCCAAGTAGTAGAATATAACGTTGCCGACACTGAGATTGGTGACTTGATTGACAAGTACCCTGATTGGAGTTATAGGTATTCACAGGAACCCTACGTTCCTTCTGAGCCTGAGTTCTATGACCCTTACGAGGGTGACTATTCTTAACGTCGGATTATCCGACACTAACTAAGCAAACCTAAAGGAGACATATCATGTTTGCACTTATCGCCACAGCACCTTTGAACGATGGTACTAACGGCTTCCGCTTTAACATACTTGGACGTAAGGGTCTGTATCGCCCTCGTAAATTAAAGAGCCGAGGTATTGGCATTGAGAAGCTGTCATGTACTACCGCATTTCATCTTTTCAAGCGTACTATTTACCTTGAGAAGAAAGTAAACCGTACTACTTCTCGCCGCTTGCGTCATTTCGCTGGCTGATTGTTGACTTTGGCTACCCCTGCTGCTATACATGTGGCAGGGAGACACTCCCCTTCATATTTACATAGGAGACTACATCATGGAATTGACTGACATCAAACAAGCAATGCTTGCACTAGACACTGCTGACCTCAATGATATTATTGACTTGGCGCATGACTTAAAGACCCTCAAGGGTAGGACTAGCCTCAAGGTAGGTCAGGACGTTTGGGTAGTACAAAAGACCAAGCGTACTGCTGGTATCATTGAGAAGATTAACCAAAAGAAAGCACAGGTGCGTATGCGTGGCTCTATCTACAACGTACCGTTCAGCATGATTGAGGCAGCGTGATGCAACAGTACGTAATCAGTCTGTACGACTACACAGGTGAGGCTCTCAAGCCTTGGGCAGAAGCAGGGTATACCTGCTATGCCTTTGACATACAGCATAATGGTGAGTTAAGGCGTGTCACAGATTATTCTGGTGGTGGTTCTATTCATTATTGTCATGCTGACCTGCATGACTTTAGTACTCACAGTGATCTGTTCTTTCGTTTCAATGGTCGCAAGGTAGCATTTGGTATGGCCTTCCCTGTCTGTACTGATCTGGCTGTATCAGGTGCAGCGTGGTTCAAGAAGAAGGCAGAGGCTGACCCATTGTTTCAACAGAGGGCTGCACAACACGCCATTGATTGTGCTGGTCTGTTTGATGATCTTGGTTGCCCTTACTTCATTGAGAACCCTGTATCTGTATTGGCTACCAAGTGGCGCAAGCCTGACCATACGTTTCACCCTTACGAATACGGTGGTTACATTGCCAAGAATGACGCACGGCATCCACGTTGGCCTGACTACATTGCAGACCGTGACGCCTACCCTAAGAAGACTTGCTTGTGGACAGGCAATGGCTTTGTGATGCCGCCCAAGGTTCCTGTTGAGCCTGAGACAGGTCACAGCAGACAACACTTGAAGTTAGGCGGTAAGTCTGCTAAGACTAAGAACATCAGAAGTGCCACACCACGTGGCTTTGCAATCGCTGTCATGGCAGCTAACATACAGAAGGAGACTACCAATGGGAACCAAGATGGATCACGACAAGCTGTACAAGATACAGACCTACTCGTTTCATGATGCAATCATTACTGTGACTGAGGCTTTCTATGGGCGTACTGAGATTGATAAACCTACCAAGCCTAACAAGCACGGTCATACACAATCCCCTACAGTACACGCTGATGGCAGTGAGCATTACTACAAGTACACACACTGGGAAGAAGCTATTGCTGTAGTACCTTTGCACTTTGATTATGCTGATAACCTGACTGATGCTGATAAGGTGAAGACAGTCCTTGAGACTATTGATGCCTTAGAGAAAGCTTATGCTTCATATCCTGATGGAGAGATCAGCATCAGTTGGACTATGCGCCGTAACTGTATCAATCAGGATTAACGTCGGATTATCCGACACTAAATGAGGAGACACCGCCAATGACTATTAAAGTTTTATATCAAAGCGTAGACATGCGTGAAGGTTACACAGTTAACTATGATAACTGTGCTGATGCAGCCAAAGCGATTAAATATCAGATAGGTAACCTTGGCGAGAAAGAGAGTCTCTATGCTGTCTCTAATGATGGCATAGCTACTGCAACACCCATAAACTGTACAATGTGGGACATACATGAGGCTGCAAACCAATGAACATGCCAAGCAATCAATACAATCTAAAACACATTACACCTCTGTCAGAAGAACGGCAGAGGTTAATGGATGCAGTAGAGGAGTCACAGTGGGAGGGTGACATGCACATGGCTGACCTACTCAGCACAGAGCTAGACCTAGTTAACCAATGCATAACTAAGGGGGAGCTATATGCACCCCTTTTTTAAGAGTGTAGGTAACTTTCTACTCTACATACTAATCACTATCGTATTCGTTAGTGCAGCAATAGGAATGATGTAACATGCCACCCAAACAAGAAGAACTTAAAAGTACACACACTATACGCAAAGCTTGTGACTTCTACATGCGTACACCTAAGTTCTGTGCTTTGGGTGGTAAGTCACAGTATGACTACAATCGTAACTTAGCGTTTGCTTGTAACACATCAGTACAAGGGGGTAAGTATTTAGGTAACATCAAACTAAAAGACATACAGTTTTCTCATGTAACTGTAGCGTATGATCTTTGGCGAGTTAAGCACGGTGTGAGGGCTGCTAACTATATAGCTACCTGTCTAAGCATTGTGTTTAACACAGCCAGAAGACACAACGCACTACTATCAAACCCTGTGTCGCTGTTGGATCGCGCCAAACCTAAGCCTCGCAAAGTCAAGTGGACTACACCTCAAGTCAAACAGTTCCTTGACACAGCGTACAGTAATTGGGAGTGGCGTAGCATTGGCTTAATTGTACACATGGCGTTCCATTGGGCGCAGCGTATAGGTGACATGCGTTTACTTGAGTGGAAAGCATTAGACCTAGACAAAGGTGTGCTAGACCTAGAGCAAAGCAAGCGTGGTGCAGATGTTCACTTGCCTATACAGGGTGGGTTGTTGCCTATGCTACAACAGCAGAAGGAAGACTTTGGGTTCCTACCTTACGTAGCACCTAGAGTTAGGGCTAGGGCTGGCGTATATACGCCCTACGATGATGTTGAGATTTGTGGTTTAGTTAACAGTGTTAAAGAGGCTGCAGGTTTACCTAGTGAGTTGACAGCTATGGACTTAAGGCGTACAGCTATTACACAGATGGTTGAGAAGGGCGTTGATGTTGTGGGTATCATGCAGGTAAGTGGACACAGCACACCACAAAGCGTTGCGCCTTACTTGGTTAATACATTGGCAGGTGCTACTGAGGCACTGTCTAACAGAGAGGATGACTTGATATGATGAGATACTATGTAGAACTACGGATGAAACCTGATGATCCTATTTACCCTAATGTTTCTTTTTACGTAAAAGGATGGTCAATAGAGCAGGTAAGGGATATGTTTTGTGAAGAAGATATAGTTGCAGTAGACCAGACAGATTGAGGCTAATATGATGCATAAGTACATAGAAGACTTAGACTTAAGTGAGGGTGACACTGTAAGAGGTGATTGCCCTGATTGTGGTGGTAAGAATACCTTCACTGCTAACAAGTCAGGCGGTGCTGTCCTGTATAACTGCTACAAGCTAGGCTGTAAGATCAGTGGTGTTCACACTGTAGGTATGACTGCTGCTGACATACAAGCTAGGATGCAGGAAGTAGAACAAGATAAACCTAAACCAAAGGTAGAGATTATGGAATTACCTGAGTACGTTGTGCGGAGTGGCAGTGGGCTTGATGCATTCAGAGACAAGTGGGACTTATGGGATCAGGGCTTGATGTATGACCTCAAGGACAGACGCGCAGTGTTCCCTATCTTTATAGACAATGTTCTAATTGATGCTGTAGGTAGGGCTTTAGCTGGTGCAGAGCCTAAGTGGTTGCGCTACACTGGCAAGGCTAACTACTTCATTGCTGGTACAGGTAAGACTGTAGTTGTAGTTGAGGACGTTATCAGTGCTATCACTGTAGCCAAGCTTGGCTTTACTGGTATGGCTATCCTTGGTACATCTTTGAGTGTTGCACATATGGAACAGTTGGGTAACTATTCTCAGGTTATCGTAGCGTTAGACCCTGATGCTGCACACAAGACCTTGCGTTTCAGACAAGAGATAGAGGCGTGGACAGGTACATCCACTATTGCATTAAGGCTTGACGATGACATAAAGTATCGGGTAGAATCGGATATTGAGCAGTTGAAGGAGTTCCTATGACATGGATAAAAAGAGAAGACCTAATCCTATGGCTAAGGATTTGATGAACCCCAAGTATAGACCTAGAGTTATACCTGACAAGAAACGTCCTGCCATTCGCAAGAAGAAGCACAAAGGAGATAAGGAAGATGAAAGCTAGAGAGGAATTACTTAGAGAGATTGGTGAGTTGAAGAAACGCATTGAACAACTAGAAGCACAGCTAAAACTTTGGAAAGGTACAGCACCGTGAATAACTATGTATATACAGCCATTGGACTTGTAGTATTCTACATTGGCCTCAAGATGTTTAGCGGTGGCATGAAAAGTATGGGTAACATAGACCACTTGACTTGGTTCTTGGGCAACCCTATCTATATGTTCTTTGGGTCAATCGTTATGACACTGGCGTGGCAGAGTAGTAGCCTATCCACTACGGCTATCATTGCCTTGGTTGCGTCAGGTGTGCTACCCTTACCTGCTGCTGTGGCTGCTGTACTAGGGGCTAACATAGGTACAACAGGTACGATCTGGCTGGCTGGACTGTTAGTGTCTGACGGTATGCCAAGGGGTGACACCTTGCGTATTGCCTTGGTGCATACTGGTGTTAATCTTTTGATGGCGATAAGTCTGTTGCCATTTGTACATCACATAGCTAAGTACGTGGGGAGAGTAGGTTAATGATTGATGAAAATACAGATAATGTAGTTACTGCAGATATTGACACTGTAAACAAATGGATAGAAAAAGAAATACCTTTAGCTGAAGCTGAAGCTATAAGAAAATATGATAAAGATTATTCTGATGGTGCGGCTCAGAGAGAGTTAAGGAGGCTAAAGATAATGAAACAAATATTGGACGCAGGTATTGACTACGTTACATTGGGTAATGGCTGCGTATATATACAAGAGGGTGACAAAACTTTTAGATACTATTTGTTGACAGGCAAATGGAGTTCTAAAATAAATCCAGACGGGGGAAGGGTTTCTTGGCGGTCTGTTAAAGTTTACCTGTCTAAGTCTGCTACGCACTTCGTTGAAAACTACGTAAAGGATAAATAAGATGATTGATGTAACATACATAGACCACATGGGCAGTGACCTGAGTGTAGTTAATGCAGCACGTGTTAGCTTTGGTAAGAAGAGTGAGGCACTTGGTACATCAAGCATAGTGGGTGAGCCTATGACCCCTATACTCAATGACCCTGATAAGAGGTTAATCAAGTACCTAGCCAAGCATAAGCACATGTCACCTTTCGGTCATGCCTTTGCATCCTTCCACGTCAAGGCACCTGTCTTTGTAGCTAGGCAGTTGGTCAAGCATAAATTTTTACGGTGGAATGAGATAAGCCGTAGGTATGTCGATGATGAACCTGAGTTCTATATGCCTGATGCGTGGCGTGGTCGTAGTGTTGACAAGAAGCAGGGTAGTGAAGGAATTGTATCAACGAACCAGCGGATAATGGCAGCTTCATCAAAGGCAAACATGTGGGCGTTGAGAAATTATCAAGGTCTATTAAACCAAGGGGTAGCACCAGAGCAAGCACGTATGGTGTTGCCACAAAGCACCATGACAGAATGGTATTGGTCAGGTAGCCTTGACGCCTTTGCAGATATGTGTAGGTTAAGAATTACACCAGATACTCAATACGAAAGTAAGCAGGTAGCCCTTGGTGTGGATAAAGAAATGTTAAAACTATTCCCTGTATCATGGAAAGCACTTGAAGAATAAGATGATAAATGACATCACTGTATTAGTTAAGGGGCAATACTTGCCAGTACTAACACCCTAGTAGTAGTAGGAGAGGATAAATGACAAACCCTAATGATCAAAGCTCTAACCAACAAATGACCAAGCGTATACCCATGAAGGGCGGGGATGAGTACGATGGGCTTACCAAAGCACGTAAGTTTTATCTATGGAAAAAAGGCCAGTTAAAGAAGATTAAACGTGCCTACAATAAAAGGTTTCGTAAGTATAACAAGGAGATAAAAGATGTGTGACTATGTCAACAAAGAAATTAAAATTATAGAAGTAGAGGAGCATGAGGATGGTAGTGCTACCTTACAAGTAGAGTGTGACCCTGAGACATTCGCAGCTATATTTAACGTAGGCTTTGTATCGTTAATACGTAAAGGACTAGAGTCAGAAAACAAGGATGAACTATAATGATGGAACTGTCTCTAATTAGAACCCTACACGATCAGGAGTTCTATGAAGATCACAAGGGTATCAAATGCCCTGACAAGTTGTTCACTAAAGATGTACGCAAGATCAAGCGTGTGTTGGATAACGCTATGGAAAAGTATGACTGTAATATATCTACTTCTGAGTTAGAGGCTTTGTTCTTCTCTGAGTACAGTACCATGACCACAGCTAACAAAGTTTTGTATGAGGGTCTGTTTGCCAAGCTACGCAAAGAGGTTCCTATGTCTAGGGACGTAGCCTCTGATGTACTGTCTAGGATGTTTAGGCAGCACGTAGGGGAGCAAGTAGCTAACTTAGGGTTTGACTACGTTAACGGTAAGCTTACGTCCCTTGAGCCACTACGCCAAGTGCTAGAGGCACATGAGGATAACTTCATGCCTAACATGAATGTTGAGTGGGCTGACATTGATATAGACACCATCCTTGAGGCGGGTACTAAGCAGTCACAGTGGAAGTGGAACATACCTAGCCTCGCCGGGCGCATAGAAGGAATTAGTAGTGGTCACTTTATCATTGTGGGTGCTAGACCCAACACAGGTAAGACAAGCTTCCATGCGTCTACTATTGCCTCACCTAAAGGCTTTGCAGAGCAAGGTGCTAAGTGTATGGTACTGTGTAACGAGGAAGAGTATGTACGTGTAGCTGAACGCTACCTGTGCGCTGCTGCTAGTATGGATACAGACGAGATTAAGTCTAACTATGCGTTAGCTGCTGCAAGGTACAAGAAGGTGCGTGATCAGATTAGTATGTTTGACAGTACAGGTAAAGATTTAGGGTGGGTAGAGAACATTATTAAACACAGCAAGCCTGACATAGTTGTGCTTGATATGGGTGATAAGTTTGCCTTAAAGACTAGCGACAAGTCAGATGTGTACCTCAAGGCTGCTGCTATCCACGCTAGGAACATAGCTAAGAAGTATGACTGTGCTATTATATGGATGAGCCAGTTGTCGGCTGATGCACAAGATAAAGTTTACTTAGATC